TGAAGAGGAGGACTAAATAACAATACCTGTGTGATTCGCAACTATCAGGTAGAGGAGGTGCTTCGGCACCTTTTCTTGTATAAATATTATTGCGGATCACAACAGAGTAGAATGTATTACACTTACGCTTATTTGCGTGAAGATAGGACTCCCTATTATATCGGTAAAGGAACTGGTAATAGAGCCTATGTTTCACACAAAAGAAAAAATGGTGCTGATTTTAGACCTAAATTAGCAAGTCAAATTCTCATATTAAAGAATTTTGAATCTGAAGAAGAAGCATATATGCATGAAAAATATTTAATATTTTTATATGGATTGAAAATCAATAATGGATTATTAATTAATATGACCAATGGTGGAGATGGTGGTGGTCATATAAAATATTCTGATGATGAACGGGAGGAAGCATATTATAAAAAATATAAAGAGAGATTGGAAAAATATAGAGAACGAAGATTGGAATTGGAGAGAATACGAAAGAGAGAAAATAGGGAATATTATAATCAAAAGGCGATGGAATATAGGGAAAAGAATAAAGAGAAATATTTGGAATATTCCAAGAAATATAGAGAAAAGAATAGAAAAAGAATTAATGAACTTCAAAGAAAAAGAAGAAATGCTGACAAAGAAAAAACAAAAAAAGAATTGAAAGAATATAGAGATAAAAATAGAGAAGAAATTAGAAGAAAAGAAAGAGAATATTATGCCAAAAACAAAGAGAGAATTAAAGCGAGAAAGAAAGAGTTAAAATTGAGAAAACAACTTGACTCTAAAAACTAAATAGGGTATAATCATTTTAGATTTTGAATATTATGACGACAGCAACGAAGAAGAAAACGACAACGACTAAGGCAGTATCACTGGAACTGCCAAGAAATCCATTTGTCTTTGAGGTTTTGGATCTTGTTTCCAAACAAAGAAGCAAGGCAAAGAAGATTGAAGTTCTGAAAAAGTATGAGCATGTTTCTTTGAAGGCAACATTAATTTGGAACTTTGATGAAAGTATAATTTCTATGCTTCCTGAAGGTGAGGTTCCATATTCTGGATTTGAGGATCAGGCATCATCAAATGGAACTCTGACCACTAAAATCACAGAAGAAGTTCGTAGAATGCATGAAATGGATTCATTTTCTATGGGTTCGAGTGATAAGAATGGTCACACTACAATTCGTAGAGAGTTTAAGAACTTCTATCACTTTCTTAAGGGTGGTAATGATGCTATGAGTGGTGTTCGTCGTGAAACGATGTTTATCAATATTCTTGAGGGACTTCATCCATTAGAGGCAGAGATTATTTGTCTTTGTAAGGATAAAAAACTTTCCGATAGATATAAGATCACAAAAGAAATTGTAAGTGAAGCATATCCAGATATTACTTGGGGTAATCGTTCATAATTATGGCAAATCAATTGGGAGATGCTCCCACTAAAATAGAAGAGGAACAGTCTATGACTTCATGGACACCATCAGAAAAAGAAAATTCTAAATCCGTATATGGATGTGATATACTGATAGAAAATGGAACTTGGGAAAAAGTATCTACTAAAGATTGTCCTTATGATGCCATGATAATCACCTATGTGGTTGATGGAGAAACGAGATATGATTTAACTCGTAGTCAAAAGGAAGTTCGTATCTTTAACATGTATTGGGATAAGTTTCGTGAGAATTTAAAGGGTATTGGTTTTGGTATGGGAAGAACCAATCCAAAACTATGGGGACTGGAACCACCACCCCCAACCAAAAAGCGGAAATAGTTCCAAAAAAGTCGGGAAAAAATCTCCAGCAATTTTTTGGTCTGTAGGGATTTTCAGAAACCTCTTGACTAAATACAGTATAGGGTCTATAATAGACCTAACGTTCATCCGAGAGATCGGACGCAAGTAAGTCGCGCAACGGTTCCGTTGATCCCATGTTAGAACTATTATTCTATACAACTCTCACCTGTGCTCAAACTGATGCTATCATACTGCGAATGCAGACAAATGAAAATATTAGTGATGAGTTTAGGGTTGAGTTAGTTGAGACAATGAAGGAATCAAATCCTAATTGTTATTGGGACGCAAACGACTAAAGGAACGGGCCTAAAAATCCAACTACTTTAGGAGTAAAATTATGTCTACTATCACTTATCGTGGTGTTAAGTACAACCCAGAAGCATACAAAGCTGCTGTGTTGGCAGAGCAAACCGCAACTCGTAACCACAATCTCATGTATCGTGGTATCAAAATCGAACGCAAGTTTGCATCACAAAGTTGATAATTAACGCACTTAACTTTCTTGAGGGTTGCAAGACCCTCTTTTTTTATGCTATAATAGTATCGAAGTAATATGGTATATGGAAAAAGAAAGAGTTAATTTGATTATTCGTAATTTGGAACTTCTTTTGGATTCTCTAAAGGCAGAAGTAAATTCTGATAGAGATGATAAGGTAGACTATAATCCATATAGTGAATATACTGAAGATTATGATGAAGTCTATGATGAGGAAAATGACTGAAACAAAAAAAGCAAAAGAATTGGTAAAACTGCTTGAGAGGTTGATCGAGAAAGATTACCTCTACAGTGAAGAAAACATCAGAGAAATGAAATCACAATTGCGTTCGGTAAAACAACAAATTGCTGATATAGATAAAAATAACTCAAAAGGATTTGGTAAATGAATGTAAAATTAATCAGTGTTACACCTGATGCTGAAAAAATGATGGGATATGTGGCACGAGTGTCAAATCCTTCTAATCAGGAGAATCCAAAGGTTGCTGGTCTTCTTAAGTATTGTGTCAAACATCAGCACTGGAGTGTCTTTGAGCAGTCATTCATGACTCTTGAGATTGAGACCACAAGAGGACTTGCGGCTCAAATCTTGCGTCATCGGAGTTTTACATTTCAAGAGTTTTCTCAGAGATATGCTGATAGTTCTCTACTAAGTACAAATATTCCTCTACCAGAACTTCGTCGTCAAGATACAAAAAACAGGCAGAATTCTATTGATGATATTGATGAATTTAAAGTTCAGAAGTATCAAATGTTGATGCAAGATTATTTTACACAAGGTATGGATTTATATCAACAAATGCTTACTGATGGAATTGCAAAGGAGTGCTGTAGATTCGTTCTTCCACTGGCAACTCCTACCCGTCTTTATATGGCAGGTAGTTGCAGGTCTTGGATCACATATATTGCACTCCGAGAAAAAAATGGAACGCAAAAAGAGCATATGGATATTGCTAAAGAATGTAAAAAAATCTTTGCCGAGCAATTTCCTATCTGTACAGAAGCACTTGGGGGAGTAGAAAATGATTGGATTTTGTAATGTGATGTAAATATAAATAATGGTAGAGTAAAACTATCATATTATGGTTTCACATTACATTTATAAAATAACAAATTGCATTAATGAAGAGATTTATGTTGGAAAATCTAAAAACCCAAAGGCAAGATGGAGACAACATAAATCTCATTCTAAAAAAAGAAATACAAAATTGTATTATGCAATGAGAAAATATGGTGTAAGTAATTTTTTATTTGATATTTTGGAGGAGTGTAATGAAAAAAATGTAAATGAAAGAGAAGTATACTATGTTTCTTCTTTAAATCCATATTATAATATGACTAATGGTGGAGATGGGGGAGGATTTCTGAACAAAAAGCATGGAAATAATTGGAAATCTGCAATTAAACAAAGTAATTCTAAAAAAGTTGCTTGTTATGATTTAAATGGAAATCTAATACAAACATATGATAGTTGCAGAGATGCCTCTTATGATCTTTTTGGTAAAGAATGTAGAGGGATAGATGCTGTAACCAGAGGAGAATATCAAACCTATGGTGGATATCAGTGGAAAACCTTTAAAGATGCGCCAAAACCAAATATTGCACCATATAAAAGAACATCACACAAAATCAAAAAAATAGCTAAGTATTCTATTGATGGAAAATTAATTAAAATGTATGATAGTATGACTGTTGCTGCAAAAGAAAATGATGCTTCTACTTCCAAAATAACTCTTGTCTGTCAGAATAAGAGAAAAACACATAAGGGATATATTTGGAAATATCTTCCCATTTAAACAATAAATAAATTCATATCATTAAGAGGTGAAAATTTTGGCAACATATCCGATTATTAATAAAGAAACTGGTGAACAAAAGGAAATAGTTCTGAGTGTTCATGAATGGCCAAAATGGTGCGAGGAGAATAGTGATTGGATTCGTGATTGGTCTGATCCATCTAC